CAGCCGTTTCGTCAACGATCGGCTGCGGCTTGTTCTGCCAATAGATGTTGTCGAGACTTTCACGGAGTAGAACGGTCTTGACCTTCTGGCCTTCCATCGTGTCGTCGGCGATCGACGTGCCTTCGCGCTGGTGCGGCCGGCGCTCCGAAATGATATCGGCGAACGGGACTTCATCCCATTCCTCGTTTTCGAGCAGATAGTCTTCCTTGATACCGCCGGCATAAACCATGCGGCGAAGCTCAGCGATCCCGTCGTCGTCCTGATCGATCCGGACATAAAGCTCGTAATATTCGATCTCCTGCAGCGACTTGGCGAGCGTGCTGGAGTCGTCATTGATCAGATCACGGCGCCGAGTGGCCTCCTCGTCGTCCTGGTCGATCGTTGACCCGGCAATCGGTAGCTCGTCGATGACTGACCGGTCATAGCCAAGGGCGACCAGTTCGGAGCGACGGAGCCGCATGTTGATGCCCGTAAGAGGGCTTTCGATGATATCAAGCGCGTCCGGGTGAACCAGCAACTGTTCCGGAGGCACCGCACCAAGACGGGTTCGGCCCTTCTCACAACGCTTGCGGATCTTCACATCATAGACTGTCTGGGGCTGCGGCGGCTGGCCGTCGCCCATATCCATCGTCTCGACGCGCTGTTCCTGCTCCAGCACCGTCACGTCGTCGTCGGCGACAAGCTGCACCAGCGACATTTCGTCGAGGCCGGTGTGCTTCGTGACGATGACCGAGGCTTTCTTCTCGTACCACCAGCGAATGATGCCGTTGCGAAGCTTCAGCGCATCGTGGATCGCGTCCTCGACAGCTTCGTATCCATCGCTCTCCGGGAAGACGACATTGCTGATGTAGTCGGTCGCCTGCTCGGCAAACGGCTCGTCGCCTTCGGCAATCGGCTGGTATTCGGCAATCTTGTCGTTGCCCAGGATCGTCCGGACCAGCGATGGCAGGACTTTCTTCACATGAGCGCGGACGTCCCGGCTGACCACCTTGGACCGGCCGTCAATGACCGGAACGTCGTCCATCGTGCCGTCGAAGTATTCCGTCGCCTTGTCGCGGTCGATCGACAGCTGTTCCCGATAGCTCTCGCATTCCTTGACCAGGTTCGCGATAGTCGGGGTCAAACTGTCTTTCCTTTCGTCAGCCATCAAACAACCTTCTGCGGTGTGAAATCCCATGAGCCGGCGGTCGGCTTAACGATGGCCTTGCGCAGCATCATGAGCGCGTACCGGGACGCTGAAATCGTATCGTCGCGCTCTTTGACGACCTTGCCGTCCTTGCGGTGATAGAGCCGACGTTCCTGAAGCCAGGCGCCGCAAGTGCGGAACACCTTGAACCGGCCGGTCTGCATCCGATCGAGCATGTCCATCAGACCCGCCTCGACGCTGTTCGAACCGTCCACGAACGTTGCCCGCTCCGGCAGCATCTTCAGGCCCTGGGCCTTGTATTGAGTAGCCAGGTTCTCCCCGGCAGCCGTATCGTTGTTGCCGTCATGAGGCCATGCCCAAGGCATCCATATTCCCCAAGGCTTCAGCGCCGCGGCATGTATGATCGGTGTCGCCCTACTCTGCCGATAGTCCCGCGTCAGATAGACGATGTCGCTGTCCCGGTCCCATGCGAGGCTTGTTGCAGCCGTCGGGTGGTCCCAGCCGAAGTCCAGGCCGCCGATCTGTGGCCAGTGCTTTGGAATGAGAAACGGATCAACGACGATGTCGTCTTCCAGGATCGGGAAAATCAGGCCGGAGCCCAGCGTCGGTACGCCCTTCGTTCGGGCGTCCCGCTCATGGGCCGGGTAGCTGGCAATAATCCGCTGGCGATCCTCAGCAGAATAGTGCTCGGCATCTTCGATCGTCATAGTGATGACGGACCGATCTTCCGAGACCTCCAGCAGATAGCGAGCCACGACTGCGCTCATTCCCTTGAGCGGCGTGAACGTGACGGCAATCAGCCCGCCCGTCGCGTTCGTTCTCGTGATCCCCTCGAAATAGACGTCCTCCGGCGGCTCTTCGTCGAACCAGACGTAATCGACCGTGTTTGCCTGCCATTTGCCGCGGCCCTGCTCATAGGCCTTAAACAGCAGCGTTGACGACCCGCCCGATACATGCCGAACCGTGACGCTATCGACCGCACCAGAGACGCCAGACCGCCGCGTGGTAGCGACGATGTCGGCCTTCGGAATATAGCCAGTGCCCCACTCCTCCTCGTTCATCGGAGGACCGATGAGAAGTCGCTGCACACCGTCGCGCGTCAGCTCGTAGGACTCGGAGCCGGCCAGCATCACGATAGGCCGCTTGAACCGCTTGCCGTTCCACCCTTCCGGATACCGACCAGTCAGATGCATCGCAGCTTCGGCTGCACCGGCCAGCGTTTTGCCAAGCTGGTTGCCGGCCATGAACAGGCGCTCGCGATAGGCGGCGCCGGCTAGATGGAATTCCTTCTGCTTTGCATAAGGCCTGTAGGAAGCGAGGCGATTAGTGCGCCGTCTCCGGTCCATCTCTGCCAGCAGCTCGGCCTGCTCCCTCAGCATCAAGGAAAGGTCGGATCGCGGCGTCAAGGGTCCGGATGCGCTCAAGGAGCTGCTCATCCGTCAGGTCATCCATCTGGTTGATATTAACGTTCAGGTCCTTCGGCATCAGCGAGGCCACGACCTTCAAAAAATCCTGCGGGCGCTTCTCGATAACGGTCTGGATTGCGGCCGGTCCCTGGCTCTCCCAGGCGGCAAGCAGATCCTCAATGAAGGCCTCGCCCAACTTGCTGCGGGCACCCTTAGGTCTCCCCGGATTTCCCGGCTTGAACTGGTGCTCGACGGGGGGCTTACCCTTTCCCGTTTCCTTCCCGTTTTTTCGGGGATCGTCGGTCATGGCTCAGTCTTTCCCTTTGCGAGGGCATGTGCGAACTTCTCATGCCGTGCGTTCTTCAGGAACGGCATGGGTTACCGTGGGAGCAAATGATTTTGACGATTTCGGATGTCGCCGCGTTTTATGCGGCCATTGTTGCCACTGGCGCCTTATTTCTTGAGGTCCGCCGATGGTTCGAGAGTGGCGTGCGGCTAAGGGTTAGCGCATCTCATCAATACGACATGCCGGAAATGCGGCACCACATCATCGCGGCAGAAGTGTCCAGCATCGGTGATACGCCTACCACCATAACAGGGCTCGACATCTGGGGTTACCCGTCAGTGCTCCATGCGTTATTTGGCCTATCCCGCACAAGGCTCGGCATATTCGACACAACCACATTCGCAACGCCTAAAGGCTTGCCCTATCAGCTCGCCCCTGGCGATCTGTGGAGCGGAGGTCTCGACTTTAATACGCGAGAGCTTTCAGACCCACGGTTTGCGATAGCCTACTTTGCCGTAAAGACAACGCGCTTCGACAGTCCGACTTTCCGACGCATTAAAATGTAGGTTGCCCAATAGTGCATCCTATGCGAACCGGTCCATCGTCGGCTCATGGAACGGCTTGCTCTCCGAAATGTTCGCCGTAACGCGTTACGAACGTTACGCGAGTGTCATCGTAGCGTTACAAGAGTTGCTTGGCGCCGAGTGACATGGGCAACCCGGGAGAGCGGAATGGACGATAATACGCGACGTATGCAGCACCTAAGCAGCACACATGATGGGGCGGCAGCAGTTGCTGAAGAGGCCCTCTCTGCCCTAATCCATTGCCTGGGCGTTAAAGCCCTTCCAATCTTAGATGACATGGAAACCCGGCTGAATGACCGTTACAAGAATTCGGGAATACCCGCAGAACATGAAATGCGGCACGTCGAAGTAGTGAAGCCGGTTCTTGACGAGGTCACACGGTTGATCTCTAAAGCCAGAGCTCAACTGATATGAGCGCAGGGTGCTGCTAGCGCCCTCAAATCTAAGGAGAGCCAGCGAGCAGAATTTTGGGCGCATTTCTGGACAGGGAGGAAAGCAACTAGCCTTCCCGTGGCCCCGTGGGTGATCCTTAGAACCCCATCTGCAAATCAGGCCAAATCAAGTTGCGCACAATCTAAGCCGCTAGGCGGAGATTTGCAATACTGAGTTCGATTTCGCGCATGTTCTCAACGCTTTCCACAATCGCCATCACGGCGCGCTTGCCTTTGCCCTTGGCTCTGGTGACGCGGGCATAGGCGCCGGCCAGCGGGCCGGACTCGATCCGAACCCGGACATCGGGCGCGAATGAGGCGGCCGGTGGTGGCCGCAGGATATCGTAGTCGCCGCGGTTCTGCGCCTCGCAAAGCTCAATGACAGCCTTTGTCGGGATCGGGATCGGTCCATCGGAGCCGCCGAGGACGGCCTGAACGTGATCCATCTTGCGAAGGGCGTCGAAATCAGCCTCGCCATGTAAGGAGCCGAACACATAGCCGCTGAACAATGGAAACCGCCTCATTGACCAGCTTTTGGTCTGATAATGCATGACTTCCCGCCTGATGACCGGGGCAATCGCATCGATCCCGATTGCCTCCAGCTCATCGAGGGCTAGGGATTGGCGACCTGGAGCCGTCCTGAGAACATACCACATTTTGAACCTCGACCGTCCCGTTATGATCTAACGTTACGCATAGCACATTCTTGGAATCATTGCACTATTCGGCCATCACGAGGCGGTATTCTTCCGACAGATAATCACCGGTTTCGTCCCGTGACTGTCCCGCCAATGTCATGTGAGCGATGCCCATCATCGAAAGTTCGTCGGCGCGCTCGTTGCCCGCGATCCCCGAATGGCCTTTGCACCAGATCAGCTTCAGGGGGTAGATCGTCAAAACCTCGTCCAGGGAGCGCCAGAGGACGGGGTTCTTGATCTCCTGCTTGCCGCGCTTCCAGCCCTTGGCCTTCCACTTGTGCCGCCAGTCGTTGCAGCCATCGACCACATAACGCGAATCCGACAGCAAGGCCGCCTCCCGGCCGGCACAGTTCACGGCCATCCAGGTCAGAGCCCGCAAGGCGCCTTCCAGTTCCATACGGTTGTTTGTGGTCTCGGGATCGCCGCCGAACTCGCTATGGATCTCTGCGCCATCCTTATAGGCGACGAAACCCCAGCCGCCTGGGCCGGGGTTCGGTTCGCATGCGCCATCGCAATAGACTTCGATCATTGAGCGCCCTTTCCAAATCCAGCGACAAAGAATGTGGAATCGGTGGCGGCCGGCAATGGCGAGAAGAGTTCCGGCGACAGCTCAAAATACGCCGAGTGCTGGCCGTAATAGGATTTGCCCTTGAGAGAAAGCCAATTGCCCTTACGTCGGAATGAAAGGGTTTCAAAAGGCGAATTTCCCAGCGTTCCCCACAACTCGAAGACCGCAAGGTTGTTGTCGTGCAGAAAGCGCCTGGCATCCGCTAGGTAGTCCCGCACTACTTTCATTCGTTGGACGGCAGAGACCATCTTTTGGCCGCGCGTCAAAATCTCTTCCAGGCTTTCGGCATCTTCATTCCCCGGCCGCCAGTCGGGCAAAGGGTCGTCAATGCTGTCCAGTGTCTTCAAGACCGCGCGGAGCTGAGCGGCTGGCCGATAAGTGTTCAGGAACTCGAAGCCGACAATCGTTCCCACCTGACGCGTTTCCCACACCTTTCGCCGCCGGCTGTCCCGGAGCCCCGTATCGATTTCTTCGGAAATCCGCCCGTTATTGAAGTTGAGCTCATGCCGGACGATGCTACAAAATTGCTCTGCCTCGTTTTCCAGACGGCTCCTCGCCGCTTCTATCGCCTTGGCGATCGGCAGAAGTGCATGGCCGACTTCCCGCAGTCTCGGCGCCCTATCCTGGAGCTCCGCCCAAATGCTGATAATCCGCTTGGCTTTGGATTCCCGCCGATAGACCACAGCAGCCTGACTGTATTCCTCACCAAGATGTCGGCGGGCGCAGTCGTGCCCGATGCACTGCACGGTTCTTTCTGCCGGGAACCATGCCAAAACTCCAATCTCAAATTTTGGCGATCCCGGGGAGCACAAGGGGCATGGCGCCAGGGCACCGTCGAAACGACGCGCTCGCGGAATTTTAAGTTCACCCGACAGCAGAACAATGCCGGCCATGTCGTGCGGCCGACAGGTCGATACGTTCTCGAAATTTTCTGGATAGCCGGTATCGGCCAAATGCTGTTTCCAACCTTCGACGAAAACCTCTTCCGGTCGCGTCTGAAAAATGGGGAAGTGCCGGATCTCGTTCATGCCGCGCCTCCGTCAGGGTCTTGGCGCCAGCCGTATGTTTGCCGCGCCAGTTCATTTTCTACCGCTGTCCAAAACAGCCCGATTTCCAGATCGATCTCGGCTCGGCCTAGGCCAATCTTGCTCAAGCTTGCTTGCAACGCTTCGGTAACGACGAGCCGATAGTGGATGGGGCTCTTTTCAGTGG